AGGCGTAAGCTTACCTGGGATGAGGTTAGACACCATGTCCCTAAACAAGAGAAAGCCCTTCCGTTGATAGAGAAGGCGAGTGTCGAACGTCTTCTGGAATTGAGAGATAAGAAAGAATTTGGCCTACTAAGTGAAGAGATTTGGCCTCCGCGAACTAAAACTGACGTAGCTCTGAGACGTACTAGGTTATTGGATTGGGTGATGTATTTTAGGAAAAGTAAGAGGATGGCTGATCTTGAGCTTATTCTGTATGGTAGTCGTGAGGGATACGATTTGATATTCGTAACAAACCTGTTGGCTGCAACTGCTGTCTTAGGGATTGATTGGTACAAGAGATGGGACTGGTTAGGTGCATTCCGAGGAGATCTTCAGCACTATATTGATGTAGCTAAGCGTGTTAATGACTTAGCAAAGTCGACTGGTATCGCTGAACAACAATGGACCTGGTTTGTTGAGTGTGCTTCTTTAAGTGGCTATAGGAACACTCCTTTTCCCGGGTTTGATGTTGAAGTTGAGGCTGAAGCGTTAGCTCATGGCGGGGAGGAGCACAATTACTATGGCCATAATTGGGATGCACTAGTTAATGAATTTTTACCCATGGACTATCATCATGCAAAGTGGACACCTTTTAGTGAGTGGGTGAGTGATGCGGGGTGGCTGACTTCTGGTGCAAGTAGTGTAGGAAGGTTGCACCTAAAGACTGCTGACGGTAAGTCACTAAGCTTAAAAGCTAGAAAGAATATGCTTGCAGATGTTGTTGACTTAGAAGAGTTAGCTGATGATACATTGACACACCGAGGTCAACAGAACTTCACTATTATCAAAAGTGAACTTGGAAAGTTAAGACTTGCAGTTGCAGGAGATATACATACGTATTTGAAGATGACTTGGGTAAACGAGTTACTTGGAGGAGCCTATTATGACTGGCCTGGTAATACGAGTGAAGAGAATTTTGAAGAACAGACCGTACGATTGGCTCGTATGCTTGAGCTTTGTTCTAAAATGTTCGGTCTACCGTATGATTATGCTGGTTTTGACCATCAACCCACCACTAAGGAGATAGTCGGCATTGTAAAGCATCTGTGCGCTCATGCTCGGCTTAACGTTCCGCCGCATGGTCAGTCTGAATTTGATCAAATAACATCGTCAATAATTGAGGGTTTTTACAGTGCTACACTAGAGACTCGACTTCCTGCTAAACGTAAAGAACTGGTATACATTGACGGAGATTCAATTGTAAAGTGGCCTACAGGAGCTCGTTTTTGGGAGACTGGTGAGTACGCTCCGTTTCATGATCGTGAGGCGATGAATCTTGCACATATGAAAACTTTTCAAGAGCAGTTACAGGCTAATCCTGACTCGGTGATTTTATTCAACGGTGGGACTGAGTTTGCGGAGACCTATCGTGGTGACATTAAGGGTGTAGTTGTCGTATCTGAAGGAATTCTCACCAGGAACATGGATGCACGTAGAGCTAAAGGCATCCATAACCAGCCTACTAGTGTTACTGATTCTCTGAAAGCTCAGGCAGAGTACGCTGCTCTTTTACCAACTCGTAAGTCGTTTGAGGACATATCTAAACCTGGCCTATATATGGCGGTGTCAGGTGCAGGTAAGAGCACTTTCATTGAGGGTGTTCGTTCAGTTGCACAGGATACTAAACCTTCAAAAGGTAACAACGTCCTCGATGTGACAGGTGGCTTAATGTCAGGTTTAAGGTGGACTAGTGTGATTGGTAACGGCTGGAATAGTATCATTACCGGCTTGGCTATGAAATTACTAACTGCTTGGGGTATCCCAACTGACCAGATAGTGAGGTTCATTCGAGGAGATGATAGTGCAATTTTTGTACCAAATTGGGCCACAGGTGCTGCTATGAATCTGGCTTATGATGCAATTGGAGCTAAAGCAGGTGCCGGGAAATTTAGTCTCCAAGATAAGCAAATGGAATTCTTGCGTGTATGGTTTGATACTAGGTGTAGGGGTTATCCGTGTCGTGCTATACCTGGCCTTACTCAGCGTAAGCCTTGGTCTAGTAACCCTTGGTCAGAAGACATGGTACTTAAAGCTTTATATGAAGCTTTGAGAACACTAAGACGTCGTGTTAGCCGCAGGACTAAGGAGATAGACGATGTATGGGTGACTTTACGCCACGTCTGGTGTGTTAATCACTCGTTACCTGACGCAGTAGCCTGGACTCCAGCGTTTGCAGGAGGTTTTGGAATTGAACCCCCTCCAGTAGGCGAAAACTGGAAGATCGTTCCCCCCGTACCAGCTAGAACTGGAATAGAGGGGATAGAAATTGAGAATCAGACTTCATGGAGAGAGAAGAAACTCGAGGCCTATGCCAGTGAACGTTACGGTCTTAACTTAGGCGAGCGTGCTAGAGAATTAGCTGCTGAGGAACTATTAGATACTGTCAAGTCAGACAATATCCCGGCGGTGGCTACATACGTAAGGCAAACCTGGTTGAAGGCAGTAAGACAGGCTGGTTGTAGGGCTTTCGTAACAAAGGTTGAGGTAAATATTCCTGTTCCTCCAGTCCAAATACAGCACTATGATCCAGGTCAAGTTACGTTGATACTTGATCGTCTGAGAGCATATGCTCCCAATTTTGGCAAGTATCCGGAGGTAGAGATAGCTAGGGCAGATTATACCAGATTTCGTCCAAAGGTGTCATTTACTGAATGGTTACGAAAATACTTTCCCAGGATCTCAGTTGCATTACGGCAGTTTCACAAAAGTTGGCATATCAGTGAGAAGTTAGACTACCTTGGTGGAAAGATACATGTTGCTCCGAAGGTGTTGCACCCTGCGCTGGTAAAAGTATTGGCCTGGATGGTTGCCAGTGTTGTTGTACCAAAGTTGAAGTCGGTTCGTTGTGCAACGCTTTGGGCCGGAAATGCAATTGAAAACTTAGTAGTTGTTTCACCAATTAGTCAGAAGACATATTGGTGGTAATGTGGGTCTGTCTCCACCCAGAAGGAAGACAAGGGTAAGGAGGGGACTAGTCGTCCCCTGACCGGTAAATGATAATTTCCAACCGGTCCCCCCCCAGGAAGCTTGTAAAAACACATGTTCCCTTCATACGTACCTTGGAGTTT